ATTTGTTTGACAGCTTCTGGATGATCAAATGATGCTAATAGATATACGATATTTTTAGCTAGTTCAGCCTTATCATTTTGATCGGCGACCCAGTTTTCGTACATCCAGAACTTTTGAACCGGTTCCATATTAAGAATTATAGGATCATCGGGTTGACATTTATACACTTCTCTACACAAATACCAATGAAACCTATGTTCCGGTTCATTTATTATTTTTTTAGATCCTCAAGGACCTCCTTAGCATCTTCTGGACTTTTAATAGCGTATAGCTCATCATGTTCAGTAACTAAGGTTTGGTATTCTCTATTAAGTCTTAATAATAAAGCATGATCCATGTTGTCAACAAAGAATAACTTATCTTCCATATCATTGGATCCAATAAATGAATCAAAATCAATTCCTGATATAGTAGTTAAGGCTCTTGCCAATAATTGTCGTCTAATTTCAAATGGCGATTGAACGGTTCCATCAAATTCTGCGGCAGCAGTTAATGCTTCGCTTAATTCTTTTGATTTTAATGTTTGAAGAACAAAACTATTTTGGCCTACAACCACTTCACGATTGCTTCGAGTCATTCCCAAAAGCATCTCAATACGCTTTTTAGCTCCAGCATTCAATCTTTCTTTACCTGAACGTCGAGCCTCTCTTGCGGCTTTCATTTCTCTTTCAGTTTCACCTAATTGGCTATCTGGATCTACTTGACCTTGAATACGAGATTGAAACTCTTGTAAAGCTTCTAAATTTAAAGGTTCTCTGGCATAACGCTTTGTTACAGATGGAGAAAATCTCTCACCTTTAATCTCAGATGAATACTCAGTCTCATCTGGCACTTCAAACTCTTTCATTGGGGTTCCGTAAAACTTTTTACCACCAATTGGGCTATCAAAACTTGGCATATTATCTCCACAAAATAAAATTCCTACAATCAATTATATATCAATTGTAGGAAGATTTTATGTTTATTGAAGATTTAAGGGAATTATGAGCGAATTAGAATAGGTTGTTACCATCTGCTAAGTCGATTAATCCTGCTGCATCAAGAGAGCCTCTACGACCAGCTCCACCAGTATCAACCACTTGTTCAATGTTGCTGACAACGCCGTTAGTGATTCTAGAAGATACGATTCCTCTTTCTCCACCGACTGCTACTGACATGGCTGCTGAACCGTTGCCACTTGGGCTACTTGCTCCGTTTAGAACAGAGAAGATAGTTTCAGCTTCCCAATCCATCTTGTCAGTAATAATCCAGTCGCTGACCGTGTAGTCGTAGCTAATTGACTTAATCCATACGTTCTTAATGACCGTAGAGATTTGGCTGATTTGATTTCTCTTTTGCTTGTCCAAGATGACGATGTCAAATGGATAAGCTTGAGCTGCAACGTGAACGAATCCTCTGCTGAAAGCTTCTGCGATTCTTAGTCTATCAAATCTAATTCTACTGCATGAACCAGTAATATTAGTTGATTGGTTTGGGGTTGAATCGATATGACCATCTGTTCCAACTTCATCAATCATTTTGATATTTCTTGATTCATTGATTGACAAAGATTGGACAGCCCCGACTGGCGTATCATTGACTAAAATGATAATGTTAGTTGATAATGCTGTACTGGTCTTGTTGACGCCTGTATCAAGCGCTAATGTAGACCCTGTATTTGGTGCTGTTATAGCCATTTAAATTCTCCCTATTCCCTTATTATAGTTGTCCAAGACTTACTTTGATGTAAATAAAGTTAACCGGATAAGTTGGTTGAACTCTAACAGCGATATTCCATTGTCTTGGATCAGCGGAATCTCTTGCAACTGATAAGTCTTTGAAGTTGGTGATTAACCCTTGTGCAGACAAGGCGTTAAGTAGAACAACTGCGCGAGTATTTAAGATTGCGCCAGTATCTGGTGACTCTGGGTTACCAATGAATCCTGCGAATCCAGCTCTAAGTACCTTAGCAACTCTGTCTCTGATGAATACGATAGAAATTTCTTGTTCTTCTGCGTATCCGCTTTGAGAAGTAGTGATGCCCCAAACAATTCTTCCTCCACCAGCAACTGGTTGTAGAGTAGTGACTCCCGCAGCAGCTAATTGCTCTAATACAGCTGGTGAGAATAATCTATTTCTTAAGATAGTGAATCCACTTAGAACCTTGTTAGTTAATGGATTTTCCAACTTAACGTCAGCAGCTTCATAACCAGCAGCGGCAGCAGCAAGATAGAATCCGTCGATTAGGACGTTGTCAGTACCTGCTTGTACTACGATTTGATCTGGGTAGAAATAAACTGCTCTGTAAGTGTTACCGAATGCATCTGGTACTGAGTAGTTTGCAAGGTCTTCAACGTTTCCGTCTAATACGTCAGCAATAGTCTCACCTTGAATTCCTTCAAGAATCCCAATGTTTTCAACAGCGGCTGGTTTAGCGCCAGTTAAATTATCTGGAGTCAATCCACTGATTGCTCCTGCAAACATAACTCTTTCCTTCTTATTGCGAATATTGCTCATTGTCTTGCAATGATTCAATACGTTTTGGAAGATAACTGAAATCGTTTGTTTTGGAAGTGGAACAACAATGTCACACTCAACAGTTTCTAAAGCTTCTAAAGCAGTGATCCAACCGGCATCATAGAATGAGGCTTCTTTGTGATCAATTACAGTTACTCTTAAAGCGTTACCATCTGGAACAACATTTTGGTTAACAACAACATAATTACTTACATCATTAGTATTGATAACTTCGAATCTAAGATTCTTTTCAGTAACCAATGCTCTTCTAATATCTACTTGAGTAGAGTTCTGAGTTCCAGAAATAACATCGAAAGTAGAGTTATTTCTTGGGTCTACAGCTCCAGAAATTTTGATTCTGTAAGTGTTAGCAGTTCCAATGTTTGGAATGGCTGCGAAGTTCAATGAACCTGCGCCATGAGATAGAGTTGCCGTGCCTGGACCAGAGACGCTTATGTAACCATCAGTATATCCATCATAAACAACGTTATCAGTTGCGACTGCAATTACTTGATAAGAAACTTGATTTACAGTATCAGTTACCAAATTAGGCAAAGTAGTTGGGAAGTTGATAACTAATTGACCATTAACAACGCTGCTAATATCATAAGTTTGAATGTTTCCGTAGTTAGTCGAATCAATAACCTTGACCTTATATCCTGGATTAACTGCAGGAGTATAAGTAGTATCAAAAGTAATGCCAGAGCTGAATAATGCTTGGTTGGTTTGAGCTGGATTACTTCTGTTGATGTATCCGTCAAATCCTGAAGCAACAGTTGCTTGCGCTTCGATTACTGAGTAGTAATAAGCATAAGTACCTGAGTCAACAATGAAGTCATGTAACGTTGGATTGCTTAATGAATCCAAAGTATAGAATGCAAACTTGTTTGGAAGAATTTGTCTTTCAACACCAGTTGAATTATCAGTAACGAAGAAGTGGACATTAGAGTTCACGTCTGGAGTTACGCCGGCTGGCAATGGGAAGATGTAATCATCATCATTAGTAGAAACTGAGTTAACAGAATCTTCAAGAACGAATGATAATCTTCTTGGCATTGGAGGGGCTGCTTGAACAGTGATAAGGGCTGGAGCACTGTTAGCGAAAGCTAATTGACAACCTAATGATAAGTTGTTATCTAAGCTTGGGATACCGTGTCTTGAAACGACATCGCCTAAACCTTGTAGGAAAACTGGGTCGTTAAGATTAACAACTGGAATAAAATTAGCAGTTAATGAATCGCTTCTAACTAAAACACCGCTGGCTACGCTAAGAGTGAAAGCATCGCCTTCTCTAAAGACTGGTGAAGTTTCAGTGATTGAGAAACTCAAAACTCCGTTGTTTGCTGATGAGCCCCCAGCAGTCCAGATAACTGGATTACCGTAACCATCTAACTTGTTTCCTGAAACAGAACCGTATGCAATGAACTTAGCAGTATTTGCAACTGGTTGATTCATAACATTTCTTTGAACTGATACGCACTTGATAGACCAAACTTCTGGTGGAGCATTAGCATCCAACAAAGTCAATGCATTAATGGTTCCAGCTCCAACGTTAGTTGAAAGCGGAGCATAGAAATATCCGCCCTTATCAACTAAATGAGCTCTTTGTAATTCAACTCTTCCAGTTGCAATATCAACTCTATAATCATATTTATTACTAAAAGTACCACTATCAATTAATGATTCTAATCCAACTAATGGAATACCATTTTTGAATAAAGTGGTTCTGTTAGAAATTAGTGGTGCATTTGAAATCAAGAAGTGTCTTCCGTCAGCTCCTGATAGCGAAGTGTAAGTTGGATTTAATCCATCTTTACCACCACCTTGAGCTTGTGAAACAAGAGTTTGGTCAGTGGATCCTTCCCCGATTAATGCAGCTATACGGGATCCGCCAGGAATCGAAACTCCGCGAGATTGGGTTATTACATCGGTAAAAACGCCTGGTAAGACATTTGTTGCGCCTGGTATGTTAGCCATAATTGATCCTTGTTACTCAGTTTTGTAGATTGTATCATTAAAATGTAATAATATTCCTATTCTGTCGGATATATTAATGCGTTTTATTGTCTTACCTGATTAAACTTTCTAATTTAGACACTGATAAATCAGCGCTCTTACATATTTATCAAAATATCTGTTAAGCTTACTTCAGTATTGATAGTTAGATTTGCCGGAACAGGTGCCTCTGGGCGAGAAAGGTCTTCAATAGAGGCTGAAAAAAAGATGGCATCAATAATGTTTCCCACAGGAATTTCTCTTCTCCACTCTGTTCTTATATCTAATGTGATACTTTGCCTAAATAATTTCTCAGTTCTATCATCTGTTTCAGATGGAGAGCTCCAAGACAATGGTTTTATTATCAAACCCACATCATATAAAGTATCGAAAACAATATCAGTTAAGCAAATATTAATTTGCTCAATTAGATCGTCTCTTGATCTTAAACTTTTAGTCAATACATCAATAACAATTTGCCCTTCCCAAGCTCCAGCTGTAATAAATGCAACGGGGCGGCGCAGATTAGTTTGATTACCATAACCATCTTCAAAAACTACCGTTTCATATTGAATAGAGCCCTGTTCTCTATTAATAGAAATTGGAACATATTTACCACCACCGCTTTTAACAATAACAGCTGGATAAAATAAATCACTTCTTCGGTAGTATTCTCCAATAAACAATCTGGTGCTTAATAAACTGGCTGTTAAAGCAGTAGAACCAAATGAACCTGGAGGTAAATCTGCACCAGGTGGCAAATCAGTATGATCAGTGGTGTTTGGAAAACCCCATTGATCTTTAGAAAAATGATAATAGCTATCCTTAGAGAAATGATCTCTTAGCGTAGCTATAATGATTTCTTTAGGATACACAATCATTGAATTTTGAATGACATTGTGTAGCTTGTTTAAATCTGATTTGAAGAAGTTATTGCTTGACATTTACTGTAATAGTCCCCTTAGGTCTTCTAAAGTTAATATTTTTCTGATTGTCTTTGTTCCTTGGCACCTAACGCATTGCATAGTTACCACTCTACCATTAATTCCTACAGATACATGATTATACAGCATTTTTAGGAATTGCGGGAAATCATCATTACTATTAGATTTATTCTCACTTGGATCATTGCTCCAAGCTAAATAACTATTCCATTGATCTAAAGTTACTTTCAAGTAACCATCACCATTACAATAATCACACACTACATCCATCATAATTTCCGTCATATTACCACCTATACTTTACTTGAATTGGTGAAAGAGTGATGTTCACTGTATTAGTTCTTAACCATCTCCAATCACTTGATATACTGATACCACGACCTCTACCGGTTATGTAGTTATATGAAATATCTCCATAATTAGTTCCAGATACTGGATCACTATAGTTTTCTAAATTGATTAAGAAAGGTATATTTGAAGTAGTTGAGTTGATTTGGCCTCCACTAACTACGCTAAATACTGGTGCCGCACGTTCTGGGATATAAGTGTCAGCGTTATTGATACTTGAACCAAATTGATTTGTGTCATAGTATACAGCTGAAGAGCTTACTATTGATGGATCTATTCTAAATATATTTAAGTAGAAATAACTTGAGTTAGATGGAGTTAAACTATCAAAACTTACAACTGTTCCATATGGCTTCAAACCCGCTCTTAATTGAATTATTCTAACACCATTTGGTAAATACTTTTCAATATTATCTTGATTTCCCCAATATCTCCAAGCAGTAGCCGCACTATCAATAATCATGGCGTATTGAGATTTATAAGCTCCAGTTAAACCAGAACCATCGTTCATTGGTGAGATAGATAAATTAGATGATTGTGCAACACCACCGGCGGTTGGTCCCCATGCACCACCAAACAATGCTTGGTTAGTAAATGGAACAACAGCATATCCAGTTTGATTTTTGTTCTTTTCAAAAATCCATCTGTTAATAACTGTGCTTGGAAGAGATATGACTCCTTCATTAAGTGAAGCGTCAATAAATGGACTATCAAAGAAATTATTCGTAATGGTACCGGTAGATGTACTGCCATTCCATGCTGGAGTATTAAGATCAAGGAAAGCGACATAAGAGTCAATGTCTGAACCTTTTCTAAAAATCTTGTTATTAACAATTGTACTATGAAGACCGCTAACTAAAATTAAATTGCCAGCAGTGCCGTCAGTAACAATACCCTTTAAAGTATTTCCATCAATAATAGATGAGCTCTTAGAATAAACATATCCAGTTACATATTTATACGTCAGTGTGGTTAAAGTAGTTTGTAACCAATAACCTGTACCAGTTGTATTACCTCTAATAACACAAGAAGAATCACTTCCAATGCCTGGAGTAATACTTGTATTAGAGCTGAAAACATTAGAATCTACATAGATAGCATAATTGTTTCCAACTACTAACGTTCCATATTGTTGCAAGTAAGATTGCGCATATGCGTGTAAATAGTTGTCGATGATTTGAAGGGAGCTATCTTCTTCATAGGTGACTGAAACGTGAATCCAGTTACATTTGTTGTTTCTGATAGTTACATAGCCTGAAGGATATTTACAAACATCTGAAGATGTACCAGAAACAATTTTACTTGCCCTGTATAAACCACCTCTTTCATCAAGGTTAGTGATAAAGTGGCAAGTGTTATTAGAAATCAATAAACCGGAAGATTTATCAGACAGACTATTAACGTTTGGCGGAGTATTAACAACCTTAGCTCCTGAAGATACCCAATATCCAATAGTGCCACAGATGTTATCTGAGATTGAGCAATTTTGAGCTGCAAGTCCAGGATATTCCATGGAATTAATTCCCGTGAATTGAGTCTTGGAAGTAAAGATAAACATTTGATTTCTATTGCAAATATTGTTCGTAATCTTAGCGTTAACTAACAGCGGCTGTTGTTGAGTTGACAAACTGGATGGGGCAATATTTAGAATTGCAATAGCAGATCTAACATCATCAGTACTTGCGCCATTAACATTTGTGTTATTGAAACGACAGTTGTCAATAACAAGATTGCTTAAAATAGATGTATTACTTGATAACTCAAAGTTAATGAAACTGTATCTATCATTTCCAGCACTTAATGTTCCTGGAGAATAGTTAAAGATAACGCTATCAATTTTAATATCGTCTAACTTGGTTGAGATATTAGAATAAATGTATCCTTGTCCACTGTTGACCAAGTTGCTCGTAGAATAAGTTACTCCTGAAATAATATCTGGAGAGGCGCCAGCATTTGGATTATAAGTAGATGTTATTGTTAGAGATGACAAATTCAATGAATTTGAATTGACATTGTAAAGGAACTTGTTAAAATTTCCAGTAAAATCAGAGTTAGTAATAATAGCTCCAGTACTATTGATTAACTTAAAAATATCTCCTGGCGTGATATTAACTGGTGCGGAGATTGGTCTAAAATCAACGTTAAATGAATTGTTGTCAAAAATGAAGTTAGTGGTATTGTTCAATCTGAAAACTGTACCGCCACTAATATCACCATTGTAAATAACGCTGAAATTACAATCTTTAATAACGATGTTGTCACTATTAACAAAATCAAAAATTGTATAACCATCTGATGGTGTAGTTAAAGCAGTCAAATTGTCTGGCATGTTGATAACGATATTGCAGTTATCTAACAATAGATTTTGAACGCTGGCAGATAATGCCAAAGTGTTATTGAAAGTAATATTTAGATTTTGTAA